CACTACTGTAACTCATTCTGCTGATCTAGCGGTATCCACAATCAATAAAATAACTTTTAGAGATGTTGTGGTCAACAGCTTCGAATGTACTTCAACAAATAGTTGTACCGAATCTATCTTTATAAATGATAGGACCGATACAGTTGAAAGGACACTATTTGGACAATATTCGTTATTTGAGGCTCTGGCTCCACAGATACATTTAAAATCTGAGATATTTGAATATTCAGGACCTTGTCCTCCTCCATATTTTTCTTACTCATTCCTGCTTAAAGAGTTTGCTCTTCCAGGAATTGATGAGAAAGAAGAAATATTTGATGATGACCCGTTCTTCGAACAGTCATTATTCAATGAGGATGGTGAAGTTTTGAACATGAAAATGCTTAGAGGTAGATGTTGTTTTCTAGAAGAACCCCTTAAAGTCCGACCTATTTGTACAATAGGCGGTTGGGAGTTTGCTAGTGGAAAAACCTGGTCCAGATGTTTCCTTAATGTTTTAAAGAAACATCCTCTTATTTTGACAGGAAGGGATCCGACTTCGGAAATCCTTACTCAAATAAGAAATGAGTCCCTCAGTTACTGGGGTAAGCGTGGCTTTACAGAAAAAGATATGGTTTGGTACTCCGCAGACTATAAAGAGGCTACTGATAATATAAGTCCTTACGAATCCGCAAGAACGTTAAAAACCTGGATAGAAGCTAATCAACTTAACTATGAGATTCCATTTACCTCGAACAACGATCTGTTGACAGGTATTTGGAAAGCAATGGCAAAAGTTTTTGAATTTCTATTCCATAGTGGTCACCCTACTAAGCTCGCTTGGTATAAGGTCGCACTATATTTCAGATCATGTATATCTGTAAGTTCCATTAAGAAGACAAAAATTCTTGATATAATGAACAGAACATGGTCAGAAAGGGTTTTATATGAGGCTAATGATGTACATTTGGAGGATCCATTAGGTGTCCAGAAATCAGGACAAATGATGGGTGACATAAAATCTTTTCCAATTTTATGTTTAATAAATATGAGTCTCCACCTTGAGGCTTGTTCTCCTTGGTCAAAAGCACCTCTTGAGAAACGTTATTGTCCTCTTACAGAAAAAGAGGAATGGTTTAGAGATGAGACTTTACCACCTTGTTTGATTAACGGTGATGATTATGTCGCCTACCGTCCAATGGTCGTTCAAGACAATTGGAAAGTTTGCCTTAAGGAAAAATCCCTTTTAGAGGAGTCCCAGGGTAAATGTTTCTTGAGTAAAACATTTTGTTGTATAAATTCAACTTATTTTATTCAGGAAGGTAGTTCAATGATATTAAAACGTCATAGAAGATTAAACTTGGAGTTAAAAACAACTCTCGATAAACCTATCGGACCTATCATAAGGACTTGCCTTGAATCCGGGGCAAGTTACGATAATTTAATGAAATCATTTTCTGCACATATCAGAATTCAAAGCAATAGTAACGAAGTGAATCCTTTTCTACCCGAATGGTTGGGTGGTCTTGGGGTTCCTAGTGAAGCAAATTTGGAATTGACTCCTGTACAGGAGAAAATTGCCAGATTTAACATGTTTTGTGTTCGTGCTGGTCAGTACCAGCGTGCAATACCATTGACATATAAGTTTGTTCCATATACCGAGAGGTTGAATAGACGAACGAAAGTACGTAATATTGATTTTCAAAGAAATTCCGCAACATGTCTTGACTCTGTGTATTCCAAAAATACAAAATTCAGAAGAGTCGCGAAGGATGACCCTATATCTAGTGTTTCAAAAACAAAGATAACTAAGGGTTTTTATAGAATTAATTCTAAATTCCTTCGTAGGTTCAGGCGCTGTTCAAAATATGATTTACCTCAATATCCGGGTGATATTGCAGAATTTGAATGGCCAGTACTTCTACAGCAGTGTTCTGGTTTACAAGAACATTCCTCTTTGGTTACAGGTAAAGAAGTAATTTTTAGGAGAATTCCACTAAACTCATGGAGTGGATCTCCTGTTGATATCTATGAGGCACAGCTCTGTGAACAATTCGATCTTGACCTTTCCGAACTTTCGGATTTAAAAGGCTTTTTTGATATTACCACAGATTCTTTAAGGATTCTAATGGATTTTAATGGGGATGAGATTTCTGAAATCATCTCTGAATTGAATTAGATTAGTCCTCTGTGTCTTCACACACTGGGTTTTTGATAAATTAATCACCTGTAGTATACAATATATGGTGTATCTATTATTGACATGCGTAAGCACGATGTGATAGTCATACATTAATTATATTACTTAATGATTATTTTATCTTTACTTTGGTAAGTAAAATTATTAAGGAACCCTTGATGGAAGTTAGTAAGAAAACTTTATCTAAGGCTGTTAAATTAATTAAAGAAACAAATAAACCTAACAACAATAGTAACAAAAAGGCAGGCAACCAATCGGTTGCAGCTGGTTATGGTAAGAGACAAGAGACTAAGTCCCCAAAGATTAACTATAAGGGTATAGATTCAGTGAGAGTTGTTCATTCGGAACTCTTGTATGATCTATCACAAGTTTCAGGAGATTTGTTCTCCAACTTAGGAATCACAATCCAACCTGGATTGCAAGGTTCTTTCCCTTGGCTAAGTTCTTTGGCTGCACTTTATGAAACTTACAAGTTTCATTCTCTTTCTTATGAATATGTAACACGTGTCGGAACGACCACTTCTGGTAGTATCATGCTAGGATGTGATTATGATTCGAACGATAATATCGCTAACAATGAGCAAATTCTATCCCAATACCAAGGGACAGTAGAAGATGCAATATGGAAGGATATTAAATGGCATGCGAATATCACCTCGATGAATCAAGGTATGAGAAAGTATGTACGTGTTGCCCCTTTAGTAGGAGTCACAGACATCAAAACTTATGATGTAGGTCTGTTTCAGGCGGCGGTTGTATCAAGTTCTGTTAGTACCTCTACGGTTGGAAAACTGTGGGTTCACTATGATATTGAGCTTTTTACTCCACAATTCAAGGCAATAGCTTCAAGTTTATTATCAGCATATATACCTTTAGTAGGTGATTATGTAGCTGGTCCTCTTTTTGGTGGTCAAATGAGTTGGGATAACAACAACTCTACTACAAGAACAGGAGATATTTTTGGATATATTGTCAGTACGTCGGGCGGGGCTCTGCAGTTTCAAGGTCTGGTTAATTCATTGTATCAATTGACATTATCGTGGATCGTTAACTCAGCTGTCTCAACCTTGCCGGTACTTGCCACAACTCTAGGAAGTCTTGCTGGAATATGGAGTTTCACTCCAGTTTCTTCTGGACAAGTTAGAGCTGTATTTACTGGAATCTGGGATCTCACCCAGAACATCAATGGAATAACAATTACTTCCATCGTTGGTTCAATTCCAGCAGCATGGTCGGTGGCTACTTTTGCATTTAACTTTTACTCTATGTTTAAAGTTGCTCAGAAAGGTAGTCTCTATGATACTAGTTCTACTAGTGAATTTGCAGGTGCCGTTCCTCCAGATCTAACCAATGGAAGTCTTTTCTTGGCTAATGATGGTGGCATTTTGCAAAAACCGATTAAGCCTGCTCGCTCTATTTTTAAGTATAATTGTTCTACGCAAAAATTGAAACTTTTTGCGACTAGTTCTAATCCTACTTATAAAATAAGGAAGCAGAATTTAGAAGATCACACCGTTCCCCTATCTATCATGAATCTCATGAAAAGAAAGGTTCTCCCAATATCAGGTGATTTGGAAGATGATGAGGCTCAAGAGGCTATAAAAGCTCTTGTGGACCTCAAAAAGAAGAAACGTTCTGATTGATCTCTATGGCATTCTTAACCAGTTGTCTTTGTTTCATAGAATGGTTCAATTTACAATATATGGGTATATAATTGTTGACTACTTTGAGTACGATGCTTTTATATATTTAATTATTTTGAATCTGTTCTTATGGAAAATTATTATTGTTTATTTTGTTTAATTAATTAATTCTTACAACCAAGTGTGAGCGTTCAGCTGCACAGGTCGTCCCCTAGCCTATGGGGCTGTATCTATGAATTATTATTTTAAATTGTAGTTAAAAAGTTGTACACCTTTATTAGAAATATACCATTTCTTTTTGGGGTTTTTAAAAGTTACAATTGTTGGCTATACTTTATTATGATGGTTCTTGTCAGAGTTTAACCCAGTTCATTGATGACTGGTGTTCTGATTATTTACAGACTTTAGTACGAGTCCAAGCGGACTTCGCTGATTGGATACTATCTGCCTGCGAGAGTGATCTCAAT